TTAGAAGTTAATATAATTTGTTAGTTTTTGTGTTGTTTCTTCTTTTTTACTATTAGTAATGTGTGTATATGTGTCCATAGTAGTTTTTATATTTGCGTGCCCCATTCTTTCTTGTACTTCTTTGTGATCTGCACCAGCCTCATATAGCATTGATGCATGAGTATGTCTAAAACCATGCAGACCGATATAGGGTAAGGCGGCACGCTCACGATATACATTGTATCTTTCTGTTACTGCCTGATTAATTGTGAAACTATTTTCGTCATTGGTAAACAAATAATTAGCTTTGGTAAATCCCAATTGAAACAAGTACTTTCTTTGTTCAAGCTTCCAAAATTTTAATTGTTTTATAGTTTTTTCATCTAAATAAATTATTCGATTTGATTTTTTTGTTTTAGGAGTTTCAGATATATAATATTTGTCTGATCGGGCTACAGTTTTTTTAATGGTCATTTCATGTGTTTTAAAATTAATATTGTCCCAAGTAAGTGCTAATATTTCACCGATTCTACATCCGCTGAATGCTAATAGTCTAAAGAGCGTATAGTCTCTGTTTTTTAAATATGGATTCTGTTCTTTAGATACTTCACTTAGAAATAATTCCAACTGTTCTTTTGTATATAATTTTAATTTCTTTTCTGTTTTAATTTGTGGTTTTGGAATAATTAAATTTAATGTTGGGTTATCAGATATTAAACCAATATTTATAGCATATTTAAAAACTTTGTTCATATAGTTAACGAAAAGAGGGTACTGTTTTGAAGTTCCTTTTTCACTCCAATCATTTACTATTTTTTGACAATATGCTGTATTAATTTTAGAAAGTTTAATATTTCCAAATTTTGGATATATGTGTTTGTCAAAGATGATTTTAGTCCTTGAATATGAACTTTCTTTCACGGTTTTTTTATAGTTTTCTAGCCATAATTCTGCTGCTTTTTTGAAAGTAGTATTTGTACTTATTGGCATTCCTGCTTTTTGTCGTTCTAATTCCAATCTAGCTAGTGCGATTTTCGCCTCTTTTTGTGTTTTGAATCCTCTTTTAGTTGTATATCTCTTTTTTCCAGTTAATGGATCAATACCAAGATATGTCTTGAAGTACCACGCTTTTTCACCATTTTTCTTCTGGTATTGTTTAATCATTGCCATAAAATTCAACTCCTATTCTAATTCTATTTCTAAAATACTGTTATCAAATGATTCTAAAATCTCATTTTTTTCTATAAAATCAATCCATTCTTGATATCCGTTGTATTTTGGAATTCCTAAATGAGATTTAAGTTTTTGATAGGTATTTGCCACAATTTTTTTCCATTCTTCTTCACCAGTGCGAATGATTTTATCATCATCCCACTTTTTTGTTTTTCCAGTTCGTTTACTATTTTTTGATATTTGATAGTCTTTCCATTTTGTTAAAAATATATGTTTTGAATTAGAGTTATTTTCTAACCATTCTTTGAATTCTTGATATTGCATGTTTTTCTCCTTTCGAATGTATGTTCTTGTAGGTTGTAAAAGAAAAGCCCGAAGGCTTTTACTAGTTTAATAAAATATCTACAGTTTCATCGTTCCAAAATGATGTTTTATATTGAAGTTTCAATTTTGCATTAGGGTCTGCTTGTCCCACAAGGTTACCAGTAACAGATGCCCCATTGTCTAAGTCTCCATAATGAAGTTGTTCAGTGGCAATATTATCAGTAACAATTTCATCTACATCTGTTGCATTACCATTAGCATTTAATTTAAAATCATATGGATTATAGCTTTGTTTTTGATCGGTATTGTTGGTAATAGTAACATTTATAATTACATATTGTTTTCCAGTATCAGGAGTTTCATACTCACTACCATTGCTGAAGTTTACATTATTTACTTTAATTTCATATCCTTTATAACTAACAGTATCTCCTACGTGGTATTCTTTAGATAAATTATTATTAGTACCTGCCTTATCTGCATTTTTCGAAGTGCCTGAATCCCCACCAAAAAAAACGAACACTAATGTAATGCACAGTATTATAAAACCAATAAATACACCAAAACAACCAAACATACCTTTTCCAAAACTTTTTAGCATAAAATTCCTCCTCTACAAAACTTTTCAAATTTAGAAAAAGATAATAACCTAAGAAAAGTTTTGCTTGCTATTATTTATTTGCAGTCAAATAGCCGAGGAAATTCGGTTAGGTAGTCCGTGTTGGTAGCACGGGCTTTTTAGCATGTTTCAATTTATTTACACTATTTTTTTATTTTGTAAGAACGTGTAATTATTTGTTTTGGCAAATTCAATTTAAAGTCTAATTTTTCCATATTATTGTTTGCATCTAATTTATATTCAAAATATTTTTCATCTCTTAAAGGGATTACTTCGTTATTTAATAATATTTCAGGAACTTCTTTTGGATGTATATTATTTTGATATTTAATTTCTCCTATAATTTGAATTTCATTATTTATATTTTTTTGAGTATATTTTACTTTTGGAAGATAATGGATATATTTTTCAATTTCAAATTGCTTAACTAAAGAATGTTTATATTTAATTTCTTTCTTTTCTTTCGCAAAATAAAAGAACTCTTTCTCTAAATCCGTTGGTTCTTCAGTAAATACAATTGACTCATATTTAATAAGAGGAATATCGGTAGTGAAATAAAAACTATCATTTTCATAAATAGATAATAGAATCGATTCCCCTGAAGCAATTCCTAAATTATTTCTTTGCGTATGTGGAATTTCAAGAAATAAAAATACAGAACCGTTTTTAGAAGTAATTTTTTTTAACATTACTTAAATCTCCTTTTTTAGCAATTGTAAGAACTGTTCTTCATTAAGCATTTTAATTGATATTCCATTTTCAATATATGCTAGGCATTTGATTTCTTTTGAACTATGAATGCCATCTTTAAGATTTTTAGCGATTTGTTGACCGACTATTAAATAATCAGTGTTTTTTGTAACAGTTTTTGTTATAGTTCCTCCATGAGAAGTAATAATACGTTCTAGAGATGTTCTAGAAAAATTTGAAAATTGTCCAGTATAAGCTATTTTCTTATTAGCAAGGACTTGAGGCTTTCTTTCTTGTCTCTCTCTTTTATTGAAATCTCTATTTTTTAAATTGTTATATATTTCATAAGTTGCTAAAACATCGTTTAGAGCATTGTGGGCTTGAGTTTCAATTTTATAAAAATCGGTTAGTGTTTCAAGTCTGTAATTTTTTACATTCAAAGGAGTTGTTCGAGCCAAATTGACCGTATCGACAGCTAATCTATCTTTTAAGTCTAATCCGTTTCTTGCTAGAAATGGTAAATCAAACGTTTTTACATTATGGCCTACTATTGGAAAATCCTCAATAAAGTCAAGTAATTTATCGGATACTTCAGTAAAAGTTGGAGCGTTTGCTAATATTTTTTCATTTATATTTGTGAGATAAGTAATTTGAGTAGGTAAAGTACTATCTCCTATACTCACATAAGAATCAAAAGTATCAAATATTTTGTCATTAATTACTTTAACTGCAGCAATTTGAATAACTTTATCTTCACGTCCAAATCCCGTAGTTTCAATATCAATTAGTACATAATCAGATGGCAAAGATGCCAAACTTTTCTTATTATCATAATTTGTATTAGAATATAGATGGATAACGTGAGCAATTAATCTATATTGCTCTGTTTCTTTTAAATTAGTTTTGTCCAAAAAGTTTTGAATTGTAGTATCATTTAAGATTTTTTTAATCGTTTGTTCAAATGGTTTCATATCTTTCCTCCATTTACAAAGGCATTTATTTTCTTTTTTCCAATGTGATTATCGTTTTCTACATTATGAGCCTTTTAATGTTGTAGCACAAAGTGCTCTAGAGTATGTGGTAACCCTAAGTATTCAATAATTTGGAACTGACTCATATAAGATAAATTTTGTTTATCTATTGTTCTAGTTAACATTTCAATTGCAAATGTGTTGGCTTCAGCTTCTATACCATAAATCATGCGATTCAGATTATTTGCCCTGAAAGCAGCTGTAGAAATACCTTTATGGAGTCTAACGTGGGCTATTTCATGCCATAATACAAATCTTTTCATAGAATAAGATAGATTTTGATTGATTAATATTACATAACATCTTCTATTGTGTATAGTTTGTCCTAATGTTTTATTTCCTAAATTAGTTTCAATTAAATCTATATCAGAGTATTTGATTATTTTATATGGATTAATTGCATCAGACCCAAATTCCACAAACAATTTTTCTATTTCTTCTAAAATCCAGTATTTGTTTAAATGCATATAAAAGCCCACCTATTGACGATATTTTTTAGGAGTGAATTTTTTCTTTGCTTTAACCTTAGTTAAGGATAATGCAAGTTGAATTGCATCGTATAATTTTTCCTTATCTTCATCGTCTAAAGGTTCGCCATAATAATTTGTTTCAGCATCTGAATCTAAGCCTTCAAGTAATTTTTCAGCTTGTAGAGCAATATCTTGTTTATCTTTCTCTGTTAAATCATAATAATGGCGCTTATCAGTACGTCCTAAAAGATAATCAGTTGATACATCAAAGTAATCTGCTACTTTTTGTATTTTGTTTATCCCTGGATTTTGCTGATCCCATTTTCTGATTGAACTATTTGGAAAATTTAATTTTCGTTCTAACTCTGCTAAAGTTAAGGATTGTTCTTGTGCTAATTCTTTAATTCTAGCTACTAAAGTCATTTTCTTTCTCCTTACGCCTAAAAAAAGATAATAAATTCCTTTTTGTTGTTGACAAAGAGAAAATAATACTTTATACTCTTTTTTGTAAGCAAGATATTTACAACACACAAAACACACGAGCTATTAGCGAAAAGTCCGGCAAGACAATAAAGAAAGCTTGTTTGTTGTGCGCTGTATTTCCTATGCTTACATAATAGAATATATTCCTTTTTAAGTCAATAAAAAAGTAATAAAAGGAAGGAAAATAATCTGTTGGAGGTGATATTTAATGACTTTAAAACAACAAGTACAAATCGCTCTTGTTAAAAAGGGTTGGAGTCAACGAGAATTAGCTCGACGAATGGGTATATCAGTTACTTATTTACGAGATATTTTCGTCGAAAAAAGAAAACCTAAGGGACGTTTGAAACAAATCGAAGAACTTTTAGATATCAAGTTAGAAGTAGATTCTAGCAATCAACCAGCGTGAGGAGGTGAGAAGGATGGAAAGGGTTTTGAATATAACGATTCGATTAAAAGACAGTATTAAAGAGGTTGCTGAAGCGTTTATAAAAGAAGCATCAACATATGAAGATGCAGTTATGAATGTAATGGCTCTAAAAGCATATCATTCTGATTCCAAAAGCCATTATATTATTGATGAAATTTGCGATGAAATCAGAATGATTGCCTTGAAACAAAATACTAACCAATAGATTCTAGAGAGACAATGGCTGAAGTTTTAAAAACTTTATTTGGTGTATCTACTATAGAAAACCAATCAGAATGACCAAATAATCCCTTAAGTCCAGCAATTGGATCAGAGGTACAAATTGAACTTCCGTCTAGGTTGGATCCTTCAAAAATCATAGTTGCATAATACATGTTGTCTTTGTTATCAGTCCGATTGTCAGATTTCCATGCATGTATAACTGTGTTAGTAGATATATCTAATGTTTCACCATTTGAAAAAGTGATTCTTGTAAACATGTTACCACCTCCTTATCAGTATTTCAGCCTGTCACTCTGATAAGAAAATTTTAGCAAAAACAAAAATGTCAAACAACCAGCGTGGTTATACGAGGTGTAGTATGAAGAGTTTAAAAGAAAATCTTCTATCACCCGATGTTACATCTTTGATAGAAGAATACGAAGAAGTTATAAAAGAGTTTAATGATTTGGCAAAAGAACCACCTGAAAAAATCAAAATAAAGATTATAGCGGAGGGACATATCCAGTCTGGACAACAGAGTTGTACTGTGACGAAATGGTTAGAGGGAATTCCTTATTGCCGCGAGATGTATAAACAGTAATAGTATTTTTACCTATTAGAGATTCATCGAACATGAAAAAAAGTAATCCAGTAACTGATTCAAATGGAGCAATTGTTATAACAGGCTTTAAAACATTGTTGTTATCAAGTGCTATTTCTATTTTCTTTTCCAACTGAATAAAATGTGATTTCATCTTTTTTAGTCGAATTAGTTTCGATTGTCACAGAATAATGTTTTGCATTGTTAGTAAATATGCTGAATTTGTATTTATCGTTAAGTGAAAAGGAATTTATTGTAACTGGAATTGAACTATTATTTGTTATTACGACATTTGGAAATAAACGATATCTATATTGGAAATAATTGTCGGGATTTTCAGTTGAGAAGCGATCTATTTTCCATTCGCTAATATTCTCATCTAACACCTGTAATTGAAGATTGAATTTTTTATTATATTCATTTTTCAAAGTAAATAAAAAGGCGATTGTAGAAAAAACAAATGATAGTAGAGGTAAAAAGAAACTGAGTATAAGATTCAATTTTTTGTTCCTTTCATTCAAGAATTATTAAGTATTGATGATAGTTTATCAAAATAACAAATTTTAAACAACCAGCGTGAGGTGAGAATGTGAATATAAGAGAGGCAATAGATATTGCGTTACCTAAAGGAAAAGCAATTACTAGAAAAGAATGGCAAAAAGAAGAGAGAATGTTATGGATTATCCCTACTAATACATCTGCTTGCATGATTTTGCTTAGCAATAGGGAACCAGTAGAACGCAAATTGCTACTCGGATGGCAACCTACAGCAGAAGATTTACAAGCAGATGACTGGGTTACTTATTAGAAGGTAGTAAAGATTTTAAAGAGACTAATGATTTAATTGCATCCTCAATTTTGTTTCCAGCTCTATATTCCATATAACTAATGCCGTTAGTTGTTAAAGAAACATATTGATAGATATCAGAGCCACCAGTTGCAGAAATTAGTCCAAGTTCTTTTAGTTCATCAAGTAGTCCTTTTAAATCTTCTTCCCAAATTTCTGGTACTAAATTTCCAATATTAGATTGGTGACCGAAAATTTTTGCTTTATTTCTAGGAATACCATTTTTATAACGATCTAAAAACTCTTTATACATCGCTGTTAGAACATACTCTGATTCGGATGGCATTTGAATATTTTTCATATTTTCACCTCCTTAGTTCAATTATATCAAACGGGGTGAAAATCAAACAACCAGCGTAGGAGGTGTAATAAATGTTTAGTCGTTTTAAACCAAGAATTAAAAAAACTATTAGGAGAAAAGGTTATTTGAAGTATCTGAAAAGAAAACACGATTACACTAAATGTTCTTGGTGTAACCGTGTTATAAGAAAAGACTCAAATTTTTGTTGTTGGTGTGGAAAAGCTAATTTGGAAAAATAGTTTTTTTAACTGATTCTGATAATACATCTACAAGAAGATTGTAGAGCGAATCCTTAACTAGTTTTGAGGCGTTAGAAAAACCTTTTTTAAATTTAGCTTCTGCTAACTTGGTTTTAGGAGTGTCAACCAAGAGATCTGGAATAGCGGTTTTTATAAGAAGTTTATCGCTATCAGGTAAATCTTCATCTAAAGAAAGAAGCTCAACAGCACTTTCTAAGATGAGTGAAGTCCACGGGTAAGGGTTTGAGCAATGACGACAATATTGGGGAACTGGTGTTATATAACCAAGAGTAATAACTCCATCAATAGTTTTGTGCCCTAGTATAGGTATCCTACAAGTCGGACAGGTGGTGATAACTTTGCTTCCGCATTCTTCGCAATATTCTTCAGGCTGAGGATCTGAATTGATAGTGGACCGATCACTTATTTGGTGACCATTAGTACAAACTTTCTGAAAATATTGTGTTCCTATGTGGATTACCTCCAATATTATTTATTTCAGTGGACCACTCACTGATAAGAAAATTTTAGCAAAAGAAATGAACAAAAATCAACAGTGTAGGAGGTGTAATCTATGCAACTAAACATTCCAGATGAAGTAATTCAAAACGAATTAGCAAGTAATATTACTTTTATTGTTTTGAAAGAAATCGAAAAGCGATCCAGCTTGTTGACTAAAACTGTTGAATTACCACCTTACCCGAATAAGTCTCAAGTAAAAGAAATATTGAGAATTGGTGATGACAAATTAAGCGGTTGGATTTCAAAAGGTTTAAAGATTCAACAATGGAGTGAACAAGATATTCGAATTGAACGAACTGAATTACAACGATTTTTAAAAGAAACTTTTGAAATTTAAATATTTAAACTTGTTCTACATTCACCACTTCCGAAAAGAGGAGTTGTAGATTTTTCTCCTTTCTATATCTGCTACTAATACTATTTTTTCATAATGCAACTCCTCTTTCCGGAGGTGGTGACGGTGAGAGGCAAAGGAGGTGAGAAAAATGGAAGAATATGCAGAAAAGCAAAAGGAAATACTAGATATCAAAGTAAACATTTTAAAAAAGGCTGAAAAAGCTATGGAAGATGCTGTAAAAGAAGAAAACTCCGCAATGGTTGCAGCCATTGCAGAGCTCTTAAAAAATTACTAATTACTTTTTCTGATTTTCAAGGTTATCAGGAAGTTTACCGTTGACTAGAGTATAGGAAAAATCAAGGTAGGCTTGAGCAACTTCTTTTACAGATTTTGCTTGGCCTTTAACAGAAGTTCTTCCGCTTTCATACGCTACTTCTTTTTCATGATTTAACCAAGCTATAACAAGATCGACGGCTAGTTCATTAGTACTTTTGTTAACTTGAGACATATGTTTTCACCTCCATTTCTATAGAAATATTTTATCAAATAGAAATGGAGAAATTCAATAAACGAAAGGAGAAGTGATATGGCATATACCTTGCAACAAGAAAACCAAATACTTGGATTGATTAAATGGCGCAGAAAAGTATTGCAAGAAGAGCGAGAAGCGCTAAAAAAATCTAAGCAATTGACAGATAGCCAAGCGAAACTGATTGAAATTGAGCTTGAAGATTTACGTTTTTTAGAAATAAAAAATAGGGAGGCTAGATTATGATGACAAAAGAGAAAATTGAATTTATTAAAACTGTATTTCCAAACATTGAAAAGATTCTAACTTTCGCAACAGAAGATAACTTAAATAAGTTATTTGAACAAGCGCAGCAAAAAGTTGATTACGAGTTAACGGAGGCTCAATTTGAATAAAAAAAGACCAATTAGCAATGAGGGTCGCTAATTGGTAACAAACAAAAATATATATCAGGAGAATTATAACATATGAACAAAAAAATTGAAAATCTTATTGAAGAATTAGCTAATGAATGTGAAAAAGAAAGCTTAGGTCTTTCACTAGCTGTGGCAGATGATGAATGTGTGGCAATCAAAATCGCTGGACCAGCTAATCTTTACGCAATTAGTATTTTTGAACAAGGAAACATCATTAAGAAATCGTTTCGAAGCAATTGCAATTGCGAAGAGTGTCAAACTTTTAGACGAGCTGTCCTTAAGTATCAGAAAGAAATGGTGTTCCATTTAATGGAGGAATCTGAATTGCTGGAGGAATTTGAATGATGAATGAAAAAACAATTGATTTACTCATTATTTTATTTTTCACGTTAGTGATTGTATCAAAAAACTACGTCATCTTTGGCTTGTTATTCGCAATTGCCATGCTTGTGCTTTGCGTATTAGCAAGCAGAAAAGAGGGGAAACATGAACGAGTTAGCAAATCTTGACAATTATTTAACTGATCCTGATTATGCTAAACCACCATATGAAGCACCAATCGACGAGGAGGATGAAGATGAGTAAATCAACTTTAGACATGAGTCATCAAGAATGGCTCGAAGACCGCAAAAGAGGTATTGGTGGTTCTGATGTCGCAACCGTACTTGGATTGAATAAATACAAATCTCCTTATCAATTATGGCTTGAGAAAACGGGTCAAATTGAATTGAAAGATTCAGAGAGCGAACCAGCTTATTGGGGCAATGTTTTAGAAGAAGTTGTTGCCAAAGAATTTCAAGAACGAACAGGCAAAAAGGTCCGTAGAAGAAACCAAGTGTTTGAACATCCGTTACATCCATTTTTAAGAGCCAATATCGACCGTGATGTAGTAGGAGAAAATGCCATTCTTGAATGTAAAACAGCGAATCAATTTCTTAGCAAAGAATGGGAAGGAGAAGAAGTGCCACTCAGTTATTTGTGTCAAGTGCAACATTATATGAATGTTTTGAACAAGGATTATTGTTATATCGCTGTGTTGATTGGTGGTCAAAGATTTATATGGAAACGAGTTGAACGAGATCAAGAACTGATTGACATCATCACAGAACGGTTAGTTGATTTTTGGGAAACAAACATTATTGGCGGAGAAGAGCCACTGATCGATGGAAGTAAAGCAACATTAGATTTTCTAAAAGAGCGTTATTCGGAATTAGATTCAACTGAAATTATGCTTCATGCCGATTATGACGTTCTACTCGATCAAAAAGAAGAGTTGCTCAAAAATAAGAAGGAATTAGAGAAGAGTATTCGACAAATCGACAATCAAATTATCCAAGAACTTGGAATAAAGAATGCCTCTACAGGTATCACACCTAATCGGATTATTTGTTTAAAATCAGTCGTTTCTAAACGAAAAGACTTGAAGAAAATAGCAGAGAAATATCCATATGTAATGAAAGATGAGGAAATTTACAGCTTATCAACTTCAAATAGATTAGTGATAAAGGAGATTCAGTGATATGGCAACAAGTAAAGATTTAAAGAATCAGCTAACAGAACAAAACAATCAAGCAGTGGATGTTTCAAAATTAGGTTTTAAAACATTGATGAGTCAGCCAGCTATGAAAAAGAAATTCAATGATATTTTACACGAAAAATCAGATGCTTTTATGGGTTCTCTTTTAACGTTAGTTGGTGGCGATGATTATTTATCTAAAGCAGAGCCGATGACTATCATCGCTTCTGCTTTAAAAGCAGCGACGATGGATTTACCAATAGATAAAAATTTAGGCTATGCCTATATTGTTCCATTTAATCGGAAAGAAAAGGTAGGAAAAGATTGGATTACGCATAACGAAGCCCAATTCATCCTAGGATACAAAGGCTATATTCAGTTAGCACAACGTTCTGGACAATACAAAGCACTTAATGCAATAGAAATTTATGAAGGGCAATTAATTGAATGGAATCCTCTGACAGAAGAGTTGCAGTTTGACTACAATGCGAAACAATCTGATCGAGTTATCGGTTATGTTGGATTTTTTGAATTACTAAATGGGTTTAAAAAAACTGTTTATTGGACGAAGCAAGAAGTAGAAGCTCATCGTATCAAACATGCCAAAGGGGTTGATAAAACAAAGCTAACCGGAGCGTGGAAAGAGAATTATGATGCGATGGCGATAAAAACCGTCTTACGTAACATGTTAGCTAAATGGGGAATTTTATCTGTAGAAATGCAAAATGCGGTTACTTCTGATGAAAGAGTTTTTCGATTTGACGAAAATAATGATCTTGTAGAAGAAGTTACTTTAAATGATGCAGAACCAATTGAATCAGAACGTAAAGAAGCAGAAAAAGTGGAAGACGTATCATCAGCGTTTGATGAATACGAAGAAACAGCAAATACAGATGAACAACAGGATTCATTGTTCGATGATATGAATCCACCACTATAGCGAGGGAGTTTTCCCTCGCTTGTCTAAGGAGGAGTGATGATGGACTATATTCGACAAATTTTAGCGTTTGACGATTATTTAATGTACAATCAGGGACTTTCATCTGGTCAAATTGCT